CGGACATGACGTATCTCTCTCCGGACATACCGCTATCTAAAAGATCCGCATATCCGCGCTCCACAGCATTAAAGGCACTCTCGAATTTTTCTCCTTTTAAAGAGACAGGTACGCTGGGGTGATATATCGAATATCTAACATATTCCTTGCCATCTCTACCGGTATATTTTTTATTTACTACAACCACAGCCCCGTCACTGGAACCTGGAATAGCCTTTCCTATTGCCATATGCACGCTCAAGACATCTTTGCCTTCATTCAAAGTCCTAGCGACTTCCTCTTTGATAATCCTTCTAAGTGTTTCTTTTGAAATTTTCATTTCTTTATATTCCTTTTTTGTTAAAAATTTATTTGCCGGCGCTACCGGCGCGAGTCAGCAGCCGTTCTTGCAGCGACGTACAGGTTGTAGCATCCATCTATGCATTTTGTTTTTCCTTTAAAAGCTTTGGCTTAATTGCTTGTATGTTTTGGGAATACTGGATTCCAGAGTCTCCAAATACCATATTAAGAATATAAGACGTTCCAGATGACAGGCAACCGAAAAGAAACATATTTATAAATGTCACATCACAGGTAAATAGTTCTGTCCACGGAGAAAGTAACACTAAAAACCAACCAACGTGAAACCCGCAACACATCGGACAATGAAAAATCTTACCATAACCATGGTAAGACTCTTTTTTCGGTCTTAGTTTTTTTAATATTGGCATATCTGAGAACACCAATATTTGCGTTAGACCATACGCAACAAGAACAAAATATATTAAATTAGCCATATTTATCACATTGTATAAAGATAGTGTGCCGATGTATCTCTAACATATCTCATAGAGCCTTTCTCTGCAGCCTGTGGGACTTCACCAAGTTCTGTTGACTTCTCTTTATCCGGATCAACATACTCTGATTCAGTCTCGGCAACGTATGCTTCCATTGCCTCAAAATAAGGGCGCTCTTCATCAATAAACTCTGAAATATTTACCAGTGTCATCTTTGCTGCGCTAACATCTTCGTTAATTGGCGACTGCATTGTAGCTTCAAAGGTTCCATAAAAAGAACCAGCACGAATTGATTCTGGGACAATTACTCCTCGGTTCTTAAGAAAAGTGAATAACCTGTTTTGTGCTCCATAAACATAATCGCTTAAAGCTTCTTTTGGAAATGCCGTAACTTTATTGTTAGCCGTCGATAAGACAATATCGATATCGCCGTGATCAAAAATCATAAGATCTCCACTTAAGCTTTTACGGACATCCATCTCCAAGGTAACAAGCTTTCTATTGGCCTTGTTACCAACCCTAATCGTTATCGCCATTATAAATCTCCTGAACTAAAGATTGAGTCTTTAAAACTGTAAGTAATACATTTTCACCAATTGTTTCTTTTGAGAAGCCTTGAAGCTTGCGGACAATTTTCCCAGCCATGGCCATCATATCGTCATCTTCTTTAATATAAGAAATTTCCCTTGCTTCCTCTAATCTCTTCTTTAATCTACCAATTTCTTCATTTAAAAATATTTTAAGCTGTAAGGAATTGTCTGAAAAGGAAGCTACATAATAAGTCAACAAGTCCTTTTGTTCTTTCAACAGCTTGTTGTCGTACTTCTCATTGAATTTGTCAACAAACTGACGATATGTAAGATTGTCGATAGTTGGCATGTCATCTCTGTTTTCTTTGAGTGTAACCATATTTTTAATAATTTCTCCCTCAAGCATAACCCTAGCTTTAGGAGATGCTTTGATAGATAAGATCTGCTGAATCGTCGCTAAAGAACGATAGTTGGGTACAAAGTTATTAAAGGTTTCTTGCGTCAATTCTTTATTAACATCGTGAATAAGGGCAGTCTGTTGTTTAAACAAGCCCTCTGGGTCAATCAATCTTTTTTGCGCCTTAACCTCTAATAAGATTTTATTTGCTATCTCTTCGTTAGGTGCGGTGTCTTCGTAAAGAGAGCGATAACATTCTAAATCTTTATAAAGCAAGCTGTCATGACTGAAGTGCTTCTTGATAATAGAAAAAACTTTATTTTTTCTTTCACTATCTTGCTTGACTATAGAAATGGTCGCCTCGCGTATGAGCGATTCGAAAACAAATGCTGTGTTTCTTTTTTTGTTGTGTTTAATCTTCATTCGTTTGTTCCAATAAAATACTGTCTTTTTTCTCTAGACCATCTAACAAATCGCGGATAGAAGCGTTCACTTCAAACAATTTCTTTTCCTCTTCTTGCTCAGCCTTACTATAAGTAGTCTCATTTTTAGCATAAATGCCAACATTGGCACCAACAGACTTTGCCAGATTGTTTATTTGGCTCCCCGGAAAGAGATTTCTAGTTGTAGTGCTACTCTTTTCTGCGTTTCGTTGGCCTGCGAAGTGACGACTGCGCGCGCCTGCATTGCGTCTATCGACCTTCTTCGGATGATAGACCTTGCCTTTAGCACCAGGAGTTAAGCGTGGAGAATTACGAGAACCCGGAGGCACTGCTAATAGCGCTGAATCATCTCCTCCTCCTTCATCTCCGCCACCCAATGCATCGGCTGCTTCGCCACCAGCGGCAGCGGCTTCCATCTCTTCTGGACCTCCTAGATCCAAGTCTGCTCCCATATCACCACCAAGATCTAAGCCTCCACCCAGATCTCCGCCGGCTGTTGCGGCTTCAGCAACCTGCTGTAAATTGGCATCATGTTCGCGATCATAAAACATCTCTCTCTGATTACGAATAAATTCTTCGTGAGACATATTGAATACCTTTTCCGCAACCCAACGACGCGAGAAATAGCCTTCGGTTGCTGATGCAGCAATATCAAACTTAGTTTTCCAGTGTTCCAACTCTTGAAGTTCGGCAATCTTTGATGGATTATTAAGGGACAATTCAAAACTTAATAAATCGTCAGCACGGAACCCTAAAGTATAAAGGTGAATAATCCCAACCTTTGTAAGTTCTGCAATAATAACCCTCTGTAATCTCTGAATGGTGCGCGCAAAACGGATATCCTTTGCAGCTAAAGTTGTTTGATCCTCCGACGCACCTTCGCCCATTGATAAATAAGCTTGTGGTACTTTAAGCGCTGAAAACAGTTTATCGCGAAGATATTTTATATCATCAATCTGAGTGGTATTTGTTCCACCGGCTAGATTTTGAATATCTGTAACGGATCCAGCACGAACTGGAATATAATAATCTTCTTCAATGCTCATAGGGTTGTATCGTAAATCAACATGACCTGTGTTCGGATCGACAACAGAATGACGCTTGAGTTGTGTAACGATCTTTTGCATATATTGTTCGACATCTTGTGGGGGAATTGCACCAACATCAATTTTAAATACTTTACGCTCTGAGGAGCGAACGATACGATACGCCATCATCGCATCTTCCATAAGTGTAAGCTGTCTCCATATGCGGCGTGCCGGCTCTAGAACAGAGGTGCCATATGGCATTTGCTTATCATTACCTAGAATTCGGAAATGGGCACATTGCCAATTTTCAAAAGTCATTCCGGCAGAATTCCACTGGTATTGAACATAATTCGGGTTTGTGGAGTCTTGACCCTCTAAGCGCTCGATCTCTTGTGATGGCAACGCAATGACAGATTTAACACCATACTTGTCATCGATGTCCAAATACAGAAAGAAATCTCCATACTTGCACATTGTTCGACTCCAACCAAAAAGGTTATATTGGAGGTTTAGTACCTGATCAAAAAGAATTGTAAGGACGGCTCTGATCTCTTCATTGGGGCACTTAATATTCAACATTGGTCGTAGCTCAGAATAGGTTGTCATCTCATCAGCGTAAATGTCAAGCGACGAGGCAATCTCTGGAGTATATTCCATTTGATCAAAATCGACATATCTCTCTACTCTTCGCTGATTTGCTATAGCATCCGTCGCGACAACATCTAGCGGATTGTATAAAGACTTCTTAAACTGCTGACCGGAAGCACTTTTGAATCTAGAGCTATATTTATCTAGATGTTGTCTGCGGATTTTGCGTCCAGACTGTGATCGATAATTTATAATAGGCCCAGAGAATAATCTCGTTAGAGCCTTAAATAAATCTGACTGCGGGTTATTTGGGTTTCTTCCTAATCTTTTATTTGCCATTTATTGTTCTCACTTTATAATCCATTTGTATTCACTATACATTTTTTCTGCCTCTTGCATTTTATCAAAAAAATTGTTACTTTTATAGCCCTCTTGCCCTTTTATTGTTGTATTAAATGAAGTCTTGGAGGTTATTATAGATTCGGCGAAGGCTTTTTGATAATTTAAATCCCTTGCACTTGATTGTAAAGCAGTGTCTCTGACCCAACAAGCAATTGCAAGAGCCATAATCAAGTCATCGTTGTATCCCCTCATTGCTTGTGGCTTTCCATTCTTCCAAATGAAAGTCCTCATTTCGTTTATAGTTCGTGCTGAGTATATTTTAATTAGTTTATTTCTTATAAACTCTTCCAATTTTGCTATAATAAGAGGTCGAGTCTTCATGCTGGTGGAAAAACCAGCCACAGAACTGTTAATGATTTCTGCTTGATGCTGATCAATGTATTCGTGTGTCGATTTAATAGAATAATATAAATTTGGATATTGGCGTTCGGCCAACTTATCTAAAACTGTATAGCCAATATTATTATTTTCAACAACCAGCATACAATTACCAAATTCCCTTCCGATCTGATTCAGCATCCCTGCGAACATATCTGGGTTTGGCTTTCCTTGATATTCGGCAATGATAGATAAGGTTTCTAATTCAATAATATGGAATGTAGAAAAGTCTTCCCCATCGCCTCTAGCAACATCAGCAACCATTAAATAATTGCAAGTAGGATCATATTCTTCCCAAATCCAAAAGTTTCTATCAAAGCCGGTTCTGTACTTTGGTTCTTTAACCTGCGACAACATCCATTCAATATCCTCGCCGGCGATGACAGTTTCACCAGAAGTATTGAAGTTGCACTCCAATTCTTGAGCAATCTGTCGCCTAGACATGTTCTTGGTTTCTTTTTCAAACCAAGCCTGATCTCTATCGGGATGCACGCCCCAGGACAGCGTTGTGAGGTTAAAATTATTTGCCCCTGCCTCTGCATCGGTGCAAGTTTTATGGAACCAGTTACCCACACCGTTGGGCGTGGAAAGGGCTATACAGCGTCCACCTGTGGACAGTGTGGGATACAGACCAGTCCAGAGTTCTTCTAAGCCCTCAATATGTGCTGCCTCGTCAAGCACCAAAAGAGAAAGAGCCTCTGAACGACCGGCATCGCCGGAAGTTGAAGAGGCTTTAATTTGTGAACCGTTTGACAGCACAAACGATGTTCTGTTATCTATATCGATAGTGGCGATGCGCAACCAGTCTGGAAGATTCTTCATGATCTTCTTGACTTTGTTTACCAAGTTTCCTGCTGTAGAGA